CTTGCTGCTTTGGCGAAGGGTAAGGTGTTCAACCCATATGAAGAAACAGTCTTCAAAGGTGTGAACTATCGTTCTCACAACTTTAACTTTGCGATGGCACCACGCAATGCTGAGGAAGCACAAGCGATTGAGAACATCATTACAGCACTGAGAGACGCCATGCTGCCTAACATCAGTGGTGATGCTCGCTGGTTGACCGTTCCTAGATTCTTCCGATGCGAACTGGTGAGATACACGCCTGGTAAGTCAGCAACCCAAGCAAAATTGAATGATAAACTCTCTGCCCCTGAGAGAATGTCTGTTCTTCTGACATTCCCAGTGAACATGGTCCTCACTAACATGCAAGTTAACCTGACACCATCAGGTCAGCATACATCTCTTCGTACTGCAAACATGGATGGTGTTGATTACGGTCCTGCCAGTTACAACTTGCAACTCAGTTTTGATGAGACTGCATTCATCACTCGTAATATGTACAACGGCGGCAAGAAATCACCATGACGCATTACTTCGGATACCTACCTAACGTCAAAGTACGTGTTTCTTCGTTTAGAAAGAATAACGTTGAACCGTTCGTTGCTGCAAAGAATATCTTCCGTAGAGTGAAGATCAGAGATCAGATCCAAGACGATATTCTTGGTTTTGAACAGTATACTGTCGGAAACAACGAAAGACCTGATCAGGTTGCTACTGAATTGTACGATGATCCTGAATTAGACTGGATAGTCCTTCTCTGTAACAATATCATCAATATCTACAATGATTGGCCGATGAGTGAGAAGGAACTTTACGCATATGTGGCGAGTCGATACAAGGATGTGAATGGTGTTCATCATCATGAGACATATGAGGTCAAAGACAATAATGGTAGGACCCTGATGAAAGAAGGAAAGGTTGTAAACTCTACTTTCCAATATACCACCACAGATAACATCACTGTCGTTCCTAGCGTATATCCTGTTTCCAACTACGATCACGAAAGAGCCATAAATGACGAAAAGTCAAATATTTGGGTTCTGCGTCAAGAGTACATTGATGACTTCGTTGATGAATTTGAAGAACTTCTTCAATATGCTCCAAATGCAGAATTGGGCGATGGAGAGGATATTAAGATGACACCAAATGCTGTGGAAGAGATCTTTATCGATAAGAAACTCATTTACACCACAGAGTACGGTCTGGCACCTTCTCTGGCATTTGCTGGACAGCAAGAATTGACCAACAGAACGATTACGACCACAACACTCGATTCTGGCGCTACTATAACTCAATCAAACAATCAATCAACGAGTTCTACACTCGTGAACTCGTCTGGTGTGATAGCAGGCACCACAGACTCTTCTAGCACCGCTCAGAGCAGTTCTAGCAGCAGTGGATCAAGTGGCAGTTCTAGCAGCAGTGGATCGAGTGGTAGTTCTGGCAGCAGCGGCGGTTACTAAAACAGACCATTATCTTTTCCATATTGTAGCAATTCCTTCAAATGACCCACATGTTGCGCTCCAAGTGCAATTTGTGGGTATTCTGCTTCTGGACCAAATTCTTGCTCAAATGCTCTTTGTGTGAAATGTTGATTTAGGCGATATTCGAGATATTCACCACCTAGGGACCTTAGCAAAGCTTCTGCCCTTTCGCATTCTTGACTGCCGTTAGAGTAAACTACTGCTGTTAGTGGAATCATTAGTCGCGTTGTCTCCAATCGTCTGGTTTGTCTTGTTTGAACCAATCTACAATTTCGTCTGCACCTGAGAACCCCGTTTTGTAATTAGATGGGTCGGGGTCGCCTAATCCCATCTTATTCATAAAATCGTCCATACTGCCCTCCTGAATATCCTGAGCAGCGGCACGACGTGCTTTCCTTAACCATTCACGAGCGGTAGTGTTTGCTTTGGACAATTTCTCTGCCCAAATCATGTCTTCAAGTTTGACTTCTTCCTTGTTGGCGATCTTTTTGCAGATAAACTCTAATCTGAGTCTGTACTGGGTTGAGAGCATACTTCGTTGTCCGCCAGATAGTGTTCAAGTTGGTTGATGCGTTGGAATCGCTGATATGCTGCCTCAGACCGTATATGGAGGATATACTGAATATCGTCCATAACGAGAGTAGGGTCCACACCGTCTTCCAGGTACTTATCGATAGCTTCCGTCAAATACCGTAAACGGTGCCACTCTTGGGAGTAGGGTTTATACATGATGTGGGATTATGCTACCAAAGAACTATACACAGAACTCGTGGTTCTGTCAAGTATTTATGAAAAACCCTGGGGGCAAAAAAATACCCCGAATTTTTTTCGGGGTATTTCTGAAACGAAAGGTCGTTTTTGGTTTTACCAGTCTAATCGATGACATGGAACTCGTCTGTCTCTCACTACCTCTTTGTAGTGACCATAGATGTAGACATCACCTCTCCAACGTCCAGGGACCCACTTGGTTCGACGCACCTCTTTGATACAAGTCCTGGGACGAATGTACTGTGGGCGATCGTGATAGTGGTGGACTTCAATCCTATGGTCATGGTCAAATGGTTCCCAGAAATCATTCCAGGTGATTGCCTGAGCAGGAGAAGCAAACCCAACTAGCAGCACCGAAGCAGCGGCTAGTTTTGCTTTGAGAGCAGAACGACGCTTCTTTGCTTGACGCAGTGCTTGGGGTTTCAAGGTACGCTTTGCCTCTTTTTTAGAGTGGTGTTGCCAGTTGGGTAGTTTCATTAGTCGTTAGCTAGTTTGGCAAAGTATTCAAGGTCAGGATCGCTGTCCTCACTCAATGATTCTACACTCTTACCGAACCCAGCACGGAAGGATGAGGTCGGTTCGCTAGGTGTCACATCAGGAGCGTTGAAGTCATCAACGCTGATGGGATCCACCTCTTCTTCATCGACTCGTGCAGCACGGGAGGTCTTGCCAAGGACAAGGTTCAGACGTGCTTCCAGTTCCTCGTAGGACTTGAAGTTCTTAGGGTCGGTGAAGTCAGCAAGAGAGTATTGCTGGTTGTAGATCTCTTCAAGTTTGTCATCATCAAAGTCACCCAGTGTGCTACCAGCAGCGAACTCGGAACGATCGTAGTTCCAGTAACCGTCTTGCTTGACGATCTTCAACTTGAAGTCAGCACCTTCCCAGAAGCAGAAAGGATTGATGGGTTTCTCATCCTCAAACTGAGGTTTCATTGCCTCAACAATCTTGTCGTGGATCTTCTTACCATACTTGTAGAGGAAGACACGACCTTCATTCTCAGGGTGAAGGGGATCCTTGACAACATAGATGTTGGAGTAGTAAGACAGCTTACGCTTCTGCTTACGTGCGATCTCCTTGTCAGAGTCAAGACCACTGTTCCAGAGGACTCGGTTCAGGTCACCAAGAGGATCCTTCTGACCGAGAGTGGTCAGGGAGTTCTCGATGTACCAACCACCAGGACCTTGGAAGGCGTGAGACCAGACCTGTGCCCAGGGCAGATCTTCACCAGTGGGAGCAGGAAGGAAACGGATGACAGCATAACCGTTACCTGCTTTATCAACCTCTGGTTTCCAGAGGCGTTCGTCGGGTCCATTGCCCGAACCTTTGCTCATCTTGTCCAGTTCTTTGGTCAGAGCGGCGATAGAACCGCTGGACTTTTTGAGCGATGCGAAAGACATTGTATTCTCCGTGTGTGTTTTGTATTTGGTCTGTGTACCCCGTACGCTAAACAGGGTACTGTATTTAGGCGAGGAGAAAGGAGGAGTAGTCTTGACTCCTCACCACCTCAATAATATACGGCATAAAAAAGGGGGTGTCAACCCCCTTGAAGTTCTTTTTTCCATCCGATCAACTTGTCTTCCATGACCTGTAAGATCGCTAGCAGGTTACCCTGCCCTCCTGTGTAGATGGATGACACCGTGTCGATCCTATTCTTCATGGACTTGACCTCGGACTCGTCGTCCCCTTCCTCTTCAACATAGTTTGCCATCATCTCTAAGCGAGAGTAGAAAACTTTCTGCTTAGCAATGAGTTCTAGTGTCTTGTTGATGTGTTCAATCTTCTGACCAGGATCAAAGTTCTCAAAGTCCTGAGACATTTTGAGCAGGTCAGTGTATGTTGATTGCAATTCGTTCAGTTCTTCTTGAACGATTTCTGACTTAAAGAATTCGTCAGTCATAGTTTTCCTCCTACTACCCCACTGTTAACGACGCGGGTGTAATCGTCTAGTGATCCATCCTGAATACATTTCAGATGCCAACGGGAGACTGAGAGAACTCCCTCATAAGTAGCACCAGTAATGAAGTGTTGACCCAGTGGGTCCTTCAAGATAGAAGTGAAGAGACCAAAGCGTGTCTCTTTAATATAGAAAGCATCATCGATCCACTCAACGTTCAGAGGAATCTCTTTCTCTACTGTACCCCCAAAGGATTGGGAGAGTTTAGAGCGGGAGGATCCCACGACTGGTTCGTTTGATGCAGTTAAGTTGTTGGGCATTGGCTTTGATCTTGTCTTTGAGTGGTTTGCTGATGAGTTTACCTACCAGTTCAAACTCGATCTCATACTCTTCACATA